CTACTGCGTTTTCTTGTGCAGCAATTTTTAACACGGCAGCGCTTGGAAATGCAGCGCTCTCTACTAGAGATACCTCTTTTAAGGTAGCAGCCGTAACTAGCAGATAATCTTTTTCTTGGCGTGAGTCATCTACCTCTACACCTACGCTGAGCCCGTCCATTAGTTGTTCTTGTGCAAGCAAAATTGCATCACTACCACGCGTGCTAGCGCTTACCTTGAAGCTGCCATAAAGTCCGGTCTTATTACTGGTAACGCTTTGCATACGTCCTACAGGTTTAGAATTATCGTGGCTCATAAGTAGTTTTATCTTGCTTGGCTCTGGCACGGTTATAGAGTTTTCTGCAAAAACTACACGCCCGGCGCTTGTGTTACCTACTTCTCCATACGGTGCAATTTTGCCGCTAATCGTGCGCCTATCGCCGTTATCTACTGCCTCTATGTTGCCGCTAAACGTTAATAGCATTTGTGGGCCTCTCTGTTAGTCCGGTTGGGCTTAGTTCTTCCATACTTTGCGCCTGCTCTAAATCAATTAAACCTAGATTTAGCATTTTTTCTATAGCTTCCAAACGTGACAAAGTATCAGCGCGTAAAAATGTATCATCTAGTGCAAAACGCACCTGATTACCGCGCCTTGTTACATCGTCCATACTTAGCCTATTTTCAATAGCGCTTATAAACGGCTGTAATGAATAAGCTATAAACTCTTTGCGCCCGTCTAATATGTTCTGATATGTCATAGAATTGTTGAGGTCTGCACTAATATAATATGCCGGAACATTCATTAATCTGCTAATTTCTGTTGCTAAATACTGTGAGGCCTCGTTATACATCATTTCTTTCGGTGAATAGCCCACAGTTTGGTAATCTAACGTGCTAGTTAAATAAGCCGTACTGCGTGAGTTACGCGCGGCTTTCCACGCTGCCAGTAGGCCGCTAATTTGTGCCTCTGGTAAATCTGCCCCACTATTCTTAATAAATCCTGTTGCCATAGGTGTAGCAGCTGCAACGCTTGCCGCTTTTTGTATATCTAACGCGGCCTGTATTGTGCGCCCGCCTGTTTCTAATACCCCGGGTAACAAACTTTGAAAAGTTACTAAAGACCCTACGCCGCTATCTGGTACGCGCTGCCCATTTATTGAGTAATAATCTACTTCATCGCCGTAATTATCTGTAGTTACTGTAACGCGGGTATTAGCTACCCACTCAAAACCGCTAGGTCTGCCGTCATCTTCATACAAAGACGTAACGCGCCAATAGGCCACGCCGTATAAAAGTAAACTGTCCACGGTGTAACTTATGGTAACGCTGCGTGGCTGTCTTATGTCCGGTTGGTCTAACCAAACAGGGCTCTGTAATTTACGGCCTGTACTTTTTTGTATTAGCTCTAAATCTATACTTGCAATAACGCCACAGATTAAGTTACGGCATCTACTTACCGCGGGTACTTGCAAGGCTAAGTTTCTATCTATAAATGGTACGCCGTTTGTATTGTATAAACCGCCAAAACTGTAAACGCCCGCGCCGTAAGTTTGTTGCATAATAGGCGGCGATAATTGCGCCTCTACGTCTTTTTTACGCAAGCCTATAGTTTGTAGTAATCCCATTGGGGCATTATTGCCTAAAAGTCAAGTATAGGTACAGAGTTTAGGCTTGGGCGTGTCTAGGCGTATACCTTTGCCTCTGCTACAGGTTGCGCCAATATGTGAATAACCATAGCAAGGCCAATAGGTATATCTACAGGCCCGGCAGACTTACGCCTAACAATACGCCAAGCATCTGGGGTTTGTTTAGCTGCACAGTTAGCCATTTGCTGTATTAGCGCATCTTGTCCGCTATGTCTTAGCCTGTCATTTACTAAAGCATCATACATATCACTACAGGCGGTGTAAAAGGTCTGCCCCGATATATCCCGGGTCTGTACCCCTGCATTTTGTAGCCTTTGAGCAATACTGGCAGTAGTGTATTTGTCGTAGCAGACTAAACGCGGGTAATACAGGTCAGCCCATTTTTTTATAGAGGCTGCTACTACAACTTCATCTACCGCTACCTGTGAGCTGTAGGTTTCTAGTACTGCTAGGCCTATCTTGCCATTAGGTAGCATCTGGCCCATTACTAGGCTGGCATCACGGCGGCTAGGACTAACGTCAAAGGCAAAAACAGTAAGCGGCCCGGGGCTCATCTTTAGGTTTATATCGCTGCTATCTTCAACAGAGCCAAACGGCCACGGGCTTTGCAAGCTATCTATCCATTGGCTAAGGCTTTCTGTCCTAAATTGCTCTGTAGTCTGCACCGTTAACGCTTCTTGCAAGGTTTCCTCAGTTATCAGTATGCCAAGCGCCGGGTTAGCAGCTGCCCACGCTTTACGGTCATCTAGGGCGCAAAATGGCGGGGCGCTATATTCGTAATAGCCTAAAGACGGCGGCGGGTTACTTTGGCAGCGCTCGCGTAAGTCGTTAAGCGTAGTGCTAAAGGCATCTCCAGCATTACTAGCCATTAAGGTCTGACTATTAGGCCTAGCGCGGGTTACAGGTAAAGCAGCTGCGTAGGCTTCTTGGTCTATCTCGCGTAGCTCATCTATAAATAGAAAATCAGCGCTAGCGCCGCGTGAGCTATCGCGGGTAGCAGCTCTAACATCTAACCTAGCCCCACTTTTTAGAATTATGGCCTCGTTACCGTTTGTATAGAGTATTTTCTTTAGTTGCTTCTTTAGGTCAGGGCTATCTTCAATAGCATTAGCTACCTCTCTAAAGGTAGTAAGGGCCATAGACCTAGCAGAGCTTATTACTATGTGGTTACGCTCATTAAACATAAACAGGCCAGCTAAAATACGCATACGCGCTAGATGAGTCTTACCGTTTTGCCTAGCGCATATTGCTAAATTTGTACGCCTAATAAATTGTTTATTTTTATCTATTGTAAGCATATCATCTAGGACAAAGCGCTGCCACGGTAAAAGTGGTAGGCCGATACGCTCGGCAAGCTCTGCAACCTCACCGCCCCTAGTAGGCCCTGATAACAAAACGTTATGCAGGCGCGGTTGCACTAGCCCCCGTAAGGTCTGTTTAGGTTTGGTACTAATTAGCTCGCGCTTTGTGCAGGCTGGCCCAAACAGGGCCCGCTTTGTGTCGTTATGTCTGTTTTCGGAGAGATAATGCCAGAAAAGACAGGGGGGGTAGCCGTCTTGGCTAAAAAAACGCCCTGTGATTTATTGCCCTTAGATACGTTACAGCGCTTGCAACAGGCCACAGCGTTATCAAAGCTCATTACTAATTCAGGCGCTTTACTTATAGGTATCACGTGGTCTACTTGGTCTGCATCTGCCCCACAGTAATAACAGGTGTAGCTATCTCTGGCTAATACTTGGTTTCTAAACTTATACCTGTAAGCCCTGTTTAATCTGGGGTCACCGCGTTTAGCCATTAGTACCAACCCCGTTTCTTATGATGAGCTAAGGCTTTACACGCACTACCTTTATAGCGCTTATCTATGTACTTTAGCCCTAAGTCTATCTGTTTATAAGGGTTTGTTTCTTTCATCTTTAACAACTGTGGTATGCCATAGGCTGTAGATTTTGTATTAGTTGCTTTAGGCCGCCAATTACTCTCTTTAGTCCATAACTTCTCTAAACATACAAATTGCTTGTAACTGCCTATCTTTATATGTGCATAGATTTTGTAAGCATCTGTAGCATTTAGATTAGCATTAGCCGAAACATTTTGTGTAAAGATAAAGCCTAATACTAGGCATAGAACTACCCTAAGATTACGCAGCTTGGCTGAGCTATCCGCTAGGGCGGCTCTGCCTGCGCGCAGTAATCGTACTGGGCTAGTCAAGCATTTACTCATATTGTGGATAACATACGCGGGGCTTGGGCGTGTTGTCCACAGGTTTTTAACCCCTGTGGATAACTTTTATTTAACAGGGCCATAATTTGTAGACCTATAAACTTAGTGTAGGCCGGTGGTATTGCCTCTACTAATTCACCCCATAAGGCCCACTCTATGCCCATAGCTTGCCTTGCTTGCTCTATTGTGTCGGCTGTTTTACCGCCGCCCGGTATTTCATCACGCATAGAACCATAAACGCCTACTGGTCTAACCGTGTGATTACATAAACTGCCGGTCAAAGGTAAATTAGACTCAAATAGCCGGTGTCTACGCACAGCTAAACCAAAACTACTACCGCATAACTGCACAGGGTCTAATAACGGCGCGCCTTTTACATTTTCTATAATATACGGTTGACCGCTTTGTAACAACATAGCCCTAACAGGCTCTAATAAATCTAATTTACTTGTACTTTTACCTTGTGCGTTTCTAAGATGCTGCGTAATGCTGTAAGTCTGGCAAGGTGGGCTAGCGTGTATCACATCAAATTGCTGTAAAAAGTCAACATCTAAAGCCATAACGTCACCGCGTTTGTAAGTATAAGGGTATTGCTTGCCGTGTTTTAAGTCTATGCCGGTCACCTGAAAACCTGCTTCCGCATAGCCAGCACTTGCGCCGCCTACACCGCAAAACAGGTCTAGTAACTTAATTGTGTACCTGCCGAGCGTTATTCACATCTACCAACGTTATATCTAGTAGCCCACAGCGTGTGCATTGTAGGCATTTAACGTTTGGTGGCAGGTGGTCAGACACTACGCGCTCTAGCTGTAGCGTTATTGTCTTGCATTGTCTGCATTTAGCCTCTATGTAAAGCATAGTTTCCATAGTCCTAATCTACGCGCTCAGGTCTAAAACAGGTGGCAAAATCGCTAGCTTTTACCTTTACTACTAAATCGGTTTCGTGTGTATCTGCTCTAGTAAATAACACAGGCGGTAGGCGTAACAAGGCCAGAGCAGGCACTAGCAATAGTCCGTCTGTAAACCTGAAACAGACCCGGTGATAGCTTTCTACACCTTGCGTGTACACCGGCACAGCTGCCATAAGCTGTAGTTTGTTATAGTTAAATATGGCTGTTTGTATGCTAGGTGTGTTTAGCCATTTCATCTCCACATCACCTATGTAGCTTTCTCTACCTTGCCCTAGCTTTTTGTTTATGTGGTAGTCGGTAAAGTAAAACGCCGGTGTAGGCGTTAGCGACCACGGTAATACGCTTTCTAAGTAATTAGCTAAGCGCTGTTCACGCCCCCAGTCGGCTTTTACCTGCCTAATTGCTTCCACGGTTAGCCCTCTCTTTATCACTTAACAGCTCATCTGGCACAGGCTCACGCTCTGCTATTGGGTCTAAATTACGCCCTGCCTCTAGCACTACCTCGTTATGGTCATCTGGCATTAACCATTTATCGCCATACTGTTTAGCCCATATCGGCGCGCATTGTTTAGCCTTTACCTTTTCGCTACACATATAGCCGCGATACGGTCTGCCTGTCTTACCTATGCCCTCTAATAAAACCCTATGCCCGTGTGTACATATTGGCGGCTCTGGCATTACCTCTGCCCCTAGCTTGGCTTTTAGGGCACTTATAGACTCAGCGGCGCTAGGTACTGCCCCACCTGCCCCGCGTGTCTGTAATGGCGCTTGGATAGCCTCTACCTTCTCCATATCTTGCCTAGTAGGTCTACCAACACCGCCGGGGCTAAGCAACCCAATAACGCGCCCATAAGCAGAGGTTACGCAATTCTCTACCCAAAAATTAGCATTTACTCCGCGGTCTGACCTAACCTCTAGTGCATAATCTACAGCGCTTGGTTTATCATCTTCATAGTTTTTATAGGCCTCTGCTCTAATTAAGATATAGCCGTTTTTTAGGTCTATGTCCTCTATGTAGGCTACTAATCGCAAGCCCGGGTACTCTGTACGCGCTCTTTTTATGCGCGCGTTTACATCTTCGTAGCCGTCTAAAAAGCTCATTTGTTTACCTCTTTTAACGCCTTAGCTATATTGCGCCCTCTTAAATAGCCGTCACCGTGGCCTTCTCTGTAACCTGTGTGATAGGCGGCCCACATAAACAGCCCTACTATTAGCACAGTAAACGTTATTACTGCTAAATCTATTAACATACAGCCCCTTTGGTTATGGCTGCTAGGTCTACCTGCTAAGTAGCCCTCTCAGCGTGTAAATAAAATTATGACGGTAAGGGCTGACATAGGCAACACGACACGCTAGCGGCTTAGGCGCTCCTCTAAGAGCATTTCATAAATCTTATCTACGCGGTGCTCTATGCGCTCCACACGGCCTCTTAAATTATGGTTGCCGTTATTATCTGGTAGCAGCTCGCTTAGGTAATACTTAACTAGGTGGCGTACTAGCCCAATCCCTACAGCTGCAAGGCTACATATACCTAGCATTACAGCTAATAAGGATTGGGCCTCGCTCACTTTTTAGAGCCTATGCCGTATTGCTTCTCGTTAGGCTGTAACGCCTTAACAATAGGCCCAATAAGACCAGCTATAAAAGCATTAGCTAATACTTTAGGGTCTGTTATGCCTGCTAGGTACAAGGCTGCAACGCTTGCTAAAGCCGCGCGCCCGTAACTATAGGCAGCTGCCTCTAGTTGCTTTCTATTCATTGTGCTACCTGCTCTGCCCCTTGTGTTGCCCCTTGCGATAATTTTAGTATGCGTTTAGCCGCTTTCTCTGCATTGACATTAATCTCAAAGTGCATTTCATCTACTCTACCCCGATAGTTACCGCCCCACGCTAAACGGTATTTTTTAGCTAACGCCTCTATCATAGGTATTTTTGCAGCTTCAAACGTGCCAGCTTTGCCTAGCGGGTGTTTAGTTGCGTTTAGGTCTATAGCTGTACCGCTGCTATGGCAGCTTAGGCGGTCTGTACTGCCGCGTACCATACGGAAAGCATAGCCCCACTCATCTAAAGCGCCTTCATCTATTGGCTCTATTAGCGCGTGGAACTCAGCGGCAAAACCTACAAGCAAAGGTGCTACAGCCTCAGCGCATCTTAATTTAATTTTAGTGCCCGGCACGGGGTAACTCTTTATACCTATTTCTGCCGGGTCTTTACTTGCAGGCCAGCCGTTATAGCTCGTTAGCATCTAGCCAAACCTGCTCTGCCTCGTTCCAATACCAGCCCATACCCTCGGGTCTAGGTGTCGGCGCTTGCCAGTTATGGTCAGCATCTAGTAACCAAGATAGATAAGGCTGTGGCGTTATGAATACATCATTATAAGCATCATAGGTAAAACCAATGCCTGCATATTGCTTGCGTATATTATTATTATATGAAGTGCGTTTGCAAGTTTGACCTCTAAAATTGCCATACCAAGTTTCAGTGTCTAAACCTTCAATTAGTTCAGTTTCATCAATACCTGTAATAACCTCGGTTACTATATTGTTTTCATCTAAAAATGCGTAATGCGCCATTATGTCCAACTCACATTCCCTGTGCCAGCGGTTATTGTGGCGCGCTTATATCCACCACTTGCGGCACTTTCAGTTCCAGTTACTCCAGCGCCAAAAGTTATTGTCCGAGTATCTGCATATCTTAAAATTACTACGCCTGAACCACCCGCTATACCATTTACATTTACAGTAGTTTTATAAGCAGTTCCGCCACCACCGCCTCCAGTATTATCTCCGCCCGCCGTGCCTTGATTATCGGTATTACCAGCACCAGCAGCGCCACCTCCGCCCGAGCCACCGCTTCCAGCAGTTCCGCCGTCGTATGTCGCACCGCCACCACCACCTGCATAAGTAACGGAAGAACCAGTAATAGATGTTGCTACACCATTACCACCAGCACCGCCAGTAGTAGATGTGCCATTACCGCCAGCAACTCCAGCGCCACCTCCGCCGCCAGAACCTAAATTGGGGCTATTACCAGAACCAACTCCACCAGCGAAACCTTGATTTGCTGTTCCTGCGCCACCAGAGGCAGGCGGATTATTCCCACCAGCGCTACCGCCACCAGAGCCTCCAACGCCTCCTGTTCTTTCAGCTTGCGTAGCCGCTTGTGAAGAAGCGCCACCTCCGCCACCTGTGGAAGTTATAGTAGAAAATACAGAGTCCGAACCAACTGTGCCTCTAGGATAAGACCCACCAGAAATTGCACCAGCGCCACCTGCGCCAACTGTCACGGTGTAATTAGTGCCAGTGTTAAGTGATAAAGCACTTTCTAAAGAACCGCCTCCACCTGTTGCAGTTACAGTGCAACGCAAGCCACCAGCTCCACCTCCAGAGCCATAGACAGTTCCACCACCACCACCACCAGCAACAACTAAATAATCAACTGTCAATGCAATTATTCTTGGATAGTTTTGTGAAGCTATAATCCCGATTAAACTCATTAGGCAATATCTCCAACTACCAAAAACGTATTTGATGCCGTACAGATAATGCTAGCTGCGCTGTATCTTGCGCGTAGTTTAGGTGCTGTTGCTGTTGCACCTGTTGAGTTTATAGTTACGCCTGCGCCTTGCGCTAGTGTTACTTGACCTGCGCCAATCTGAGCTATATTTATTACATCACCTGCGCTAAAAACGCTTGGCGGCACAGTTAAAGTTATTGCGCTGGCATTGTTTAGAGTTACTAGCTGATTTAGGTTAGCTGCTAATAGCGTGTATGTAGTGCCTGTTTCTGCATCAAACTCTAGTTTTAATCTGAGTACAGCTGTGCCGCTAGTAACGCCGCCTGATAGCCCTGAGTCTGTGCCTGTAGTAATGCCCTCTATATCACCTGTTGCGCCGCTAGCAACCCAAACGCTACCTGTGTAATACCATAAACTATTATTATCTTTAGTGTATGCAAATTGGCCTTCTTGCGGTGAAGTTATAGCAGAGTTTCTAGCAGCCTCACTAGCAAAAACTAAAATACCTTGCATCAAATAGCCGTTTACGTCCGCGGCTGTTAATACCTCACCTGTAGTAAAAGTCTTAAATCCTAAGCCCGCTGCCATTGTTACCCCCTAATAGGCCAATACGCCGGTGTCTAGCACCCCGTATAGGCTTGAGTCTAGTATAAAGCCGTCTATTATCGGCTCTAGTGTTGTTAGTGTCGTTTTCCAACTGCCGGGCGTAATTGCCATAGATACGCCAAACACTTGCAAAGTCTTAGTTAAAGTAGATGAGCCGGGCTGATTTGTAGTAATAGTTATAGGGTCAAAAAAATCTAGGTCTAGGGCCGCGATTATGCCGGCATTATAGTTATCTGTGTATAAATCTAGGGTAATGGCATCACATCTTATAGAGGTTTCTTTACGGCTAGCTACATAGGCTTGAGCGTAATCTAGGGCCGCGGCATCTGTCTGCATTAATAGATTTTGTTGGTTATAGCTATGTGTAAAGTACTTGGCAATAGAGGCTGCATCTGTAGCTACCTGAGTAGTACCGCCTGTACGCGTAATGCTAGCCGCGTTGTATACCAACGTATCATCTAAGCGCCAAACAGCGTTAAAATAGCCTATAGCCGTGCCGTTATCGTTAAACACGGTAGGTGTACCGCCTATGCTAGCCGTGGTCACGTTTCTATCTTGAAAAACAAATGAGCCTGTAGCATCTACATAAAAAGCCCCGTACTCACTTAGGGTTACTGTGTTAAGGGCTGCAAGGCTAGTGCGCGCTGTGCCGGGGTCTGCCTGCATTGTAGTTAGCCCTGCATCTACGTCACGCATAGAGCTAGGCCAGCCTATCTGGTCTAATATTTGATTAACACGCGTACCGCTTAAATCTCCAGCGGTTGCCCCTGCTACCGTTGCTATCTGTGCATTTTGGGCAAGTCTAAACGCATCTACCGCCGTTATAGTGGTATAAGTAACCTCATCTGCGTTTTTAGGTGTAGTAGTAGTGTAGCTAGTAATAAAACCGCTAAAGATAGGGTAGGTAGTACTAGCGTAAGTAGCTGTTATCTGCACTTTGCGCATAGGGTCTAGCAAGCCATAATAAGGGCCGCTAGTATTTTGTGGGTTAAAATCGCCGTTTTGGTCTACGATACGCATAGTTAGAGTACCTGTTTGGAATTGGTCGGCTTGTGGGTTACGGCCTCTATTGGTTTGTATTGTATCTACTACGTTAGACACATCTACAATTACTGCCGCGCTATCTGCTAGCACGTTTGTATCTAATATGCCTGTATCTAAAATCATAGCTTGAGCAAAGCTAGGCCCGGTACTAAAGTTAATAACAGCGTTTATTACTGGCAGGGTCATAGCCCACCGGTGTAACGCAACGGGTCACCCTTGCGCTCAATAGATAAAATAGCATCTTGCACAGCTTTGTTTACTAAATCCTCACTACCTATAGCCCCTGCGTTTACCGTTACATAATAATTTTGCATAGCTGTATACCTATCAGCCGCTAAATTATTAGTAAGTGTATTTCTAGCGGTAATTTCTTCTAATTGTGCTGTGTAACGGTCTGCCGCTAATTGATTAGTTTCGGCAAAACCTGCCATAATTTGGTCTAACTGTGCTGTTAATCTAGCACTAGAAAGTATATTGGCAGAATTACCTAATGAAGTGCCGGCATATTCACTACCAGCTATAGCTGCTACCGCTTCATCTATTATGTCTTTAATGGGATTAGGACCAGGGCCAGGGCCAGGACCAGGGCCAGGACCAGGACCAGGACCAGGGCCAGGACCAGGACCCGGGCCAGGACCAGGGCCAGGACCAGGGCCAGGACCAGGACCAGGACCAGGACCAGGGCCTACGATAACTGGGTTAAACTTTAGCCCTGCCATTTTTAGCAATAACTCTAAAGCATCTTGCAAGTTTTTTAAGTCTATAAGCGATTTAGGCATAAACTTGTCATAGATTTTTTCTATGTCTTTTAATACAAAGTTTTGTTTTTGCATTACACCTAAAACTTCTAAATCCATATTTAGTTTTTTAGCTAGGCGTTGTACCTCTATCATTGCCAATTCTTTTTCTTTTTCTGTAGTTGCCGCTTGTGCTACAGCTATAGCATCTTCAAGCTCTGCCATAGTCTTTTTTATAGATAGGCGGGTTAGGTCATTAGCTAGCTGTAGTTTTTGCTGGTCTGTAGCGTTAGCCCCTAGTTTGTTTATTTCATCTTGCTTAGCTAGTAGCGCTGCCTGTACCTGTATTTTGTCTAGGTCAAATACATCTATACCTTTTCCAAGTGCTAGGGCAGCTTTGTCTAGTTTGGCTTGTAACTCTTTTTCTTTAGTTGAATTTTTTAACGTGGTTAGATTTTTTGCCTCTATTTTTAAAATTGCGTTACGGGCACGTAGTGCCGCGCTGTTAGCCTTTTCATTTTTACGATTTACCTCACCCTGCGATTTAATAAGACTACGCGCAAATTGTGCTATAGCGCCTTCATCTGTCTCAAAAAACTTTATTAAATCGTTAAAAGTCTGTGAAAAGAAACCTGTAGCTTGACCGGCTGCATAGCCAAACGCATCACCTAAACTTATTACGTCTTTTTGTAAATCCTCTACAGCCGCCCCGCTATTTTCCAAACCTTTTACAAAGCCTGCGCCAAATGCTTCTTTAGCCTGCTCTGTAGCTTCCGATAGCCTAGCCATTTTGCCTGCTAAAGTGTCGGCAGCTTGACTAGATGAGCCCTTAAACTTTTTTGTTATCTCTGTTAAAACCTCATCAAAATCACGCCCTGCTAAATTAGCTGTAGTGTAGCCAATTCTCAAACGTGCTAAAGCGTTTACATCACCTAAATAAGCGCGTTGTAACGCTGTAGTTACTGTCTTTAAATCTGTAGACGTACCAGCGCTTACATCTAAAGCAACGTTTAATAATTTTTGTGCATCTGTAACATTTTGCGTACCTTGTGAAAGGCTAATAAACGCGGCGTTGAGCTCGCCGCCTGCCTTGCCTGTAGCTAGGGCTAACTTGTCTATAAACTGCCCTATAAACGGGGCAGCAAAACCTAAGTTTAATGAGTCTAGCTGCGTGCGTAATTGCGCCGCTTCTTTTTCTGCATCTTGAAATGCTTTTACAGACTCTTTGCCAAAATTGACTATAGCCCTAACGCTAAACGCTGCTAATAAACCTTTAGCTAAGTTTTTTATATTCTTGTCTAATTTAGAGGTAGCTTTACCCGCCTCGTTAAACGCTTTTTTACCTGTAAACTCAGAGGCTATATTTACTACTACTTGTGGGTCTACAGCCATTAGCGTACCTGTGCCATATTTTTATTAAATAAATCTTTAGTTTTTTGTATGCTTTTTAACACAGCTGCATTAGTCTTGCCGCCGTCTTCAGCCCACGCTCTATAAATAGCGCGGCCTTTCATTTTATTAGACTTACGCCCTGCCCCCGTCATATTGTTAGCATCTACTATGCGCCCTGTAGCATCTAGCGCATCTATAAATTGTTTACCAGCGTTAGGGTTTAGGCTTTGTGAGCTATCTTTAGTGTTGCCCTGTGGCCTGCCTTGTGGGTTTTTGCGCCCGCTAGTTTCGTATATTGTGCCGGCAGCGCTGGTATTTACTATGCGCGCTAAAGCTCTAAACCCATTTTTATTAGGCTTGCTAGGGCTAGTTCTATAACCTATGCCTTTTTTAGCAGCGCTTAAATCAAATTTAGGAAACGGCCTATAATTTATTGCCTCACTAGATAAAGGCTTAGACCAGCCGCTTAAAACTGTGCTAGGTATAAAACCTTGTGCTGTTTTAGCAATAGGTTTTAGCAAAGTAGCCATTTCTTTTTGTATGCTTTTTGCTAAATCGGGCTCAAACTTTTTTAGAGCTTTGCGCGCTTCAATAGCGCCTCTTAACTCTGTTGGCATCTTGCACCGCCTTAGCTCTGTCTGTTAAAACCTTTAATATATTCTTAAACATTACATCATCTAAGTCTAATAAATACTGGGGCGCTATGCCTGTCTCTACCGCAATTTGTGCGATTAGATAGCCAAAGCTACCGCGCCCCACTATTCCAAAGGGTCATCATCTAGTACCTCAACTTTAGCTAAGGTTTCTAGAAACTCTGCCCCAAAACTTTTTACTACTTCGCCGCTAGTGCGTAGGCACTCATAAGCTAGCCAGTAAACGTCACTTTGCTTTTCATCATCTCTAAAGGCTTTGTGAAAACCTTTCTTTGCATACAGCTCAAAGGCATACTCAATACGGGGCGTAATCTTATGCTCAGTTACGCTGCCGTCTGCCCTTGTTATTTTTAGTTTTGCCATTGTTGCCCCTTTGTTTTAGTTATGGTGTGGTGTCTACAACAATAGGTGAGTTACAAGTAAATGTAATGCTCTGTGTAGAAATATCGCCAACAGCGCCGTTAATGTCTGTAGTGTTATTAACTAAAACTGTGGTCTGATATTCTGGGTTAGTTGCAGATATATTCGCGCTTGTTTGTTTTAGCGTTAGGGCTTGCGTAGTACCCCAATGCTGTTGCAAAGTCTGTAGTACACTAGATGAGGCAGTATCGTTTAGAAAATCAAGCGTGATAGTGCTGGCCTCTAAACCTTTTACAAACTTATGTGCGGTATCGCCCATAGCTGTAACTTCAAGCTCATCAAAACTACGGTTAATAGTTGCGCTAGTAACGTGGTCAGATAATGCCACGCTTGCGAGCGTAACTACTACGCCGTTAGATAGAAAAATTGCCATTTGTTATGCCTCGTTTTCTGTTGTCGGTGTTTCTGTGTCTTTTACTGTTTTTTGCTTTGTTTCTTTAACCTCTTTAGGCAGTTCTTGGCCTATCTTGATTAGAAACGCTTTATCTTCATCTGTTAGTGCCATTTTAGCTCCAGCTCGTTAGTACGGATATTTGTAAATCACTTGTTAGTAAGTCGCCGCTAGGTAGCGTTAAAACGCTAGGTGCAGTTACAGCGGTAACATTAAATACAATACTGCTAGCGGCTAATAGACCAAACACAGCCACTATCGTATCCTCTATGCCTTGTAAGTTGCCTTCATTAGAAAACATAGGCACGGTCATAATAATTTTGAAGTTAGCCATAGGCGATATAGTCGCTTGCTTATTATTGCTAGGCGTTAAATAAGGGTCTGCCGGGGCTACTACTACGCTGTTAGCTACTATTGTGCTAGGTGGAAAACTAAACGTACTCCAAACAGAGTTATTAGCTAAGGCAGCGGCTATAGTGCTGCGTAGTGTAGTAATCGCGGCTGTCATTATCCCACCATAGCGTTAGGCGATAAGTAAGGCGCTAACAAACCGCGTATAGATGCCATTAAAGTATTACTCATCTTAAACGGGCTAGGGCTGTAACCGTCTACGCTCACGCCGCCGTTTTGTGTGCTAAAACGGCTAGTCCAGATATTCTCAGCTAGCATAAGTGCAGCTGCGTTTATAGCAGGCGTATTAGCGTAGCTAGCGGTCTTTGTATCTTCACCGGTCATAGTGCCGCTAGGTACTACGCGCCTAAAGTTTTGATTACTAGCTGTTTTTGCATATTGTATAAAGCTGTAGCCCTGTGGGTACTGGTAATAGTTAAGCTGTAAATTAAACGCTGGTAAAAGGCTAGTGCTACCAGAGCTAAAAGGTAAAGTGCTAGTAATTGTATAACTGCCGTTAAAAGTAGTGCCAGCCCCGGCTACTGTGACGGTTTGGCCAGTAGTAAATAGGCCGGGGTTGGCTATCATCACGGTAGCTACGTTACTTACTAACGCAGTTCCCACTACCGGTGCAGAGTCAAACCATAGAAAACCATTTATTAAATCTTGCGCCGTCTGGCAGGTGTCCTCTATCCAAGTGTAAGAGTCGTACAAAGTGCCTACACCTAGAGATGCTTTCAATGTAGCGGCGTTAACATAAGTGGCTGGCATATTTGTACCTTTCTTTGTAGGTCTGGTAGAGCCAAAGGGCTAAGGCCCTACCAGACTATTAGTTATTTATTAAGCGATATTTAGGCGGCAGATACCGTAAGGTATCTTGGCAATAGTTGCCATAAAGCCGTAAATAGCTACCTGTACTTGTAGATTTGATACTACGTTTACGCTCATATAAGCCTGTGGGCTTTCATAAACAGTAAATGCCTCTGGCGCAAGAATAAATGCTGAGTTATCAGCTACGCCAGCGGTCATAAATCTATCTACATAAAGGTCTAGACCTAATACGTTACCGCGTACAGAGTTATTAGCTACCTGTCCAGCTGCGTTAGCAAGTGCTGCCGCGTTTGGCTGGTAAGCGTTGAAAATTGGGCGGCCTGTGGTATCTACTGCACCTAGTAGTAGGTTATAAATACCTGTGCTGCCTACAAAGTTTTGGGCAAAATAGCCGCTGTTCTTGTATACGTTAGCTGTACTTTCAGCCGTGTAAGAAATTATACCTGCCGCTGTAGCTGCTACGCCTGTGCTTGTAAAGCCTGTTGCGTTAATTGCAGTAATTACCGCTTGGTCTGTTGCGTTCATGTAAGAATTTTGCATTTGCTGTGTAAGCTCGGCAAAAAATCCTGGATTGTCTGTGCGCTCAAGCAACTCAATACTTAGCGTATTCATACCCGAGTACTTATTTACAGTACCAGTTAGATATTCTGTAACCATACCTGTATTAGATACAGCTCCAGCCTCAGCCTCAACAGTAACGGTAGGTGCTACACCATTTAGCCCACCGTTTGAGTCTACAAGTGCAGGCACGTTAATTGTGTTGCCTTTAGGTGGCAAAACTCCACGACTACAAGCATCTACCGCGCTGCGTGGGAAACGTGTGTTACTAATGAACTCTGTTAAGTATTGCGTTGGGTTAAATGCAGGGTTTGTAGTCCAACTATCATCTGCAGCTGTTACATATAGCTTTGACTCATCATTACCTAGAGCAGCTTTAATTTTATGCTCTGTGTATGCGCCCATATTTGTGATAGGTGTGCGTACTCTTTGTGAGTTAAGCGCACTTGGTCTAATAATTTTGCGCGCGGCTTCTACTGGTTCAGTAGCGCCCGCGGCCTCATCATCTTTATAGCTAACGCTCTTTAGCGTTACTGTTGCACCGTCTGGCAAAAATGTTGCCTCTGATGCCATTTCTTCCGGGGCTTTGTCCACGGTTTCACCTTTCGTTTCTGTTGGTTGGTTATCTACTGCGTTTTCTTGTGCAGCAATTTTTAACACGGCAGCGCTTGGAAATGCAGCGCTCTCTACTAGAGATACCTCTTTTAAGGTAGCAGCCGTAACTAGCAGATAATCTTTTTCTTGGCGTGAGTCCTCTACCTCAACACCTACGCTAAGCCCGTCCATTAGCTGTTCCTGTGCAAGCAAAATTGCATCACTACCGCGGGTGCTAGCACTTACCTTAAAGCTGGCATATAACCCAGTCTTATTGCTAGTAACGCTCTGCATACGGCCTACCGGCTTGGAATTATCGTGCGACATTAAAAGCTTTACCTTGCTTGGCTCTGGCACGGTTATAGAGTTTTCTGCAAAGACTACGCGGCCCGCGCTCGTGTTGCCTACCTCGCCATAAGGTGCAATTTTGCCGCTAATTGTGCGCCTATCGCCGTTATCTACTGCCTCTATGTTGCCGCTAAATGTTAATAGCATTGTTTGGCCTCTCTGTTAGTCCACTAGGGCTTAGCTGTTCCATACTTTGTGCCTGCTCTACATCTATAAGACCTAGCGTTAGCATTTTTTCTATAGCTTCCAAACGCGCTAAAGTATCAGCGCGTAAAAATGTTGTATCTAACGCAAAACGCACCTGATTACCTCGGCGGGTTACGTCATCCATACTAAGCCTGTTTTCAATAGCGCTTATAAACGGCTGTAATGAGTAAGCTACAAACTCTTTGCGCCCGTCTATTATATTTTGGTAAGTCATTGAGTTATTCATATCCGCGCTTATGTAATATGCCGGTACGTTCATTAAACGCGCTATTTCTGTAGCTAAATACTGTGATGCCTCGTTATACATCATTTCTTTAGGTGAGTAACCCACAGTTTGATAATCTAACGTGCTAGTTAAGTAAGCCGTACTGCGTGAGTTACGCGCGGCCTTCCACGCTGCCAGTAGGCCGCTAATTTGTGCCTCTGGTAAATCTGCCCCACTATTCTTTATAAACCCTGTTGCCATAGGTGTAGCAGCTGCAACGCTTGCCGCTTTTTGTATATCTAACGCGGCCTGTATTGTGCGCCCGCCTGTTTCTAATACGCCGGGCAGCAAACTTTGAAAAGTTACTAAAGACCCTACGCCGCTATCTGGTACGCGCTGCCCATTTATTGAGTAGTAATCTACTTCATCACCGTATTTATCTGTAGTTACTGTAACGCGTGTATTAGCTACCCACTCAAAGCCGCTAGGCCTGCCGTCATCTTCATAAAGTGACGTTACGCGCCAATAAGCAACGCCGTATAGCAATAAACTATCCACGGTGTAGCTAATTGTTACGCTGCGTGGCTGTCTAATGTCCGGCTGGTCTAACCAAACAGGGTTTTGTAATTTACGGCCTGTACTTTTTTGTATTAGCTCTAAATCTATACTTGCAATAACGCCACAGATTAAGTTACGGCATCTACTTACCGCTGGTACTTGCAAAGCTAAGTTTCTATCTATAAATGGTACGCCGTTTGTATTGTATAAACCGCCAAAACTGTAAACGCCCGCGCCGTAAGTTTGTTGCATAATAGGCGGCGATAATTGCGCCTCTATGTCTTTTTTACGCAGCCCTATAGTTTCTAGTAATCCCATTGGGGCATTATTGCCTAAAAGTCAAGTATAGGTACAGAGTTTAGGCTTGGGCGTGTCTAGGCATATACTTTAGCCTCTGCTACAGGTTGCGCCATTATATGTATAACCATAGCTAGCCCTATAGGTATATCTACAGGCCCGGCAGACTTACGCCTAACAATACGCCAAGCATCTGGGGTTTGTTTAGCTGCACAGTTAGCCATTTGTTGTATTAGCGC